GTAACGGTGATCGTGGCGGTGGTGCCAGAAGCCTTCGTGCCGAGGGAAGCAACCGAACGGTTGAAGAACAGCGTCGAGGAAACGGTGGAGTTGTCGTTGGCAGTACCGCCAGCGGTTCCAGTTCCACCGTTGTCAAGCGCCCACTCGTTCCAAGCAAAGTTGGCCTGCGAAGAACCAAACACGCTCTGCCACTGAATCACACCACCCGAGATGGAGGGGTAACCAGAAGCAACAATCTGCTTCCAATACTTGTTGGTGGCAGCCTGTAGGTCAGTCTGCGACACCGAAGCAGACGTGGACGAGTCACCCACACCGATGCGGGTGTAACCGGCGCTCAGGGGGTTGACCGAGACGTTGCCCGTGATGCGTCCCGAAAGGAACGTCAGGCCCGAGGTGGTGATGAGGTTGTAGGCGCTCTCGGTCTCGAACTCAGCCGGGAGGCTGGCAGCGATGAGCTGGTCCTCCGAGATGATGTCAGCGACGGTGAGGGAGTCGGTGCTGCGAAGCAGGGCGACCTGAGCAGCAGTCAGAGCAATCTTGTCGTGGTCGATGGCATGGGCGATGCGCTCGGCATCCCAATGCTTGACCCCAACATGGGTGCTGTGGCCGATGCCCTGCGGAAGAAGAAGTGCCATGTTGATCCTTAGTAAGAGTCGGAATCGTTGATCTGCTCGGTCCCGCCTTCGCCCTCAAGCTTGGGGTCGGGGATGCCGAAGAAGTCACCACGGATGTCCCGTGGCTTGAAGTTGATTGAGAAGCTTGCCGAGCAAGAGGGGCAGCCGGGGCCACACGCCTTGCCACAGGTGTCAGTCTGATCGTCGCGCATCAGACCTCACGCACCCTGAACGGGAAACCGTGGACCTCGTTGGGGGTCATAACCCCGTTGACCCAGGAACCGTGCGAGTCGGCAGAGATGTCCTGAATGACCACCGGCTCCTTGAGCTGCCAGTTGTCGTCTGCCGGACGCATCTTCCCACCCATCGCACGGACGTTGGGGAAGGTGTAGTCCTTGTTCATGTGGCCGGAAAGATCCTCAGCCGTGGCAATCTTGGTTTCCTCGACGCGCTGTGGGGTCATCGGTTGGGCTTGCCCTTCATAATGACCTTAGCGCCCATGAGGGGGTCGCCAAGGTGCGAGCGAGTGGGGTTCGGGTTGAAGTTCGGAAGCATGGTGATCTTCGTGAACTTGCCATCGTCCTTCATGTCCACACGACCATCGGCAGCCATTGCGCTGTCCATGTCGTGCGTCATGCCGTACTGAGCGTTGTTCGCCGCAGCACGGTCGGGACGGTAGCCGGCAAGGGGAGTACCGGGCAGCCCAGCAAACTCAGGTCCACGCTTCTCGCCATTGCCAGTTGGTGAGCTGACGCCCATTTAGTTCTCCTTCGGGGGGTCGTAGGAGGAGGGGGGGACTGACTTGTGGCCCTTAGCGTGCGTGTGGAGTCCGCATGAAAGGCACTGGTAGTGATCCGTGCCTGCCATGATGTCGAACGAACCACAGTGCGCACACTGTTGAACCACGTCAGTCCCCCCCTTCTAACTACTGGTCGATTGCCGGGTCGCTGTAGGTCAGGGACGAACCGGACTCGATGCGCTGCACCGACGCCTGACGGTAGATGGCGTAGCCACCCAGCCAGTACCAGCCCCACGGCACGAAGCGGCGGAGGTAGTCGGTGATCGGACCGGGGACCACATGCGGGGTCTCGGTGTTCCCATCGACCATGCTCCACGCCTTCGCGAGCGACTGACGCCCGACGCAGAGGGTGGCGTAGACGTTCGCACCCACGGTTCCGGTGGACGAACCGCCACCCTGGAACACTGGCGAGCGAGGGGTCTCAATGAAGCGGAAGCCCTCGAAGGCACCCAGCTCACCGGCCCAAATCTCACCAGGCTGCGAGTAGGTGTGCGGGTCACGCCACGCAGCCGAGCCGGTCTCCGACGTGAAGTCGTAGGCCACGTTCGGGTGGATGTAGGCGGTGTAGAACCCGTTGAAGTTCGGGACGTTCTGCGAGCGCAGACGAGCCTTCGCAGCACGGACATCGGCAGCCTTGAGAGCGTCGGTGCTGGCGATGCTGGTACGGGCGGTCTTGCCGTTCGTGTAGGCCACGTTCGTTCCGGCCTTGAGCACGTCACGGGCAACCTCGTCAATCGAGACACCAGCGTTGTAGCCGATGACGTTGGCGACGATTGGGTCCACCTCGACGTAGCTCTCACCACGCAGGGCAGCGGTGGTCAGCACGGCGTTACCGTACTCAGCGAGCGTCACGGTGACGGTGCTCTCGGAGATGGCCGAGGGGGTGACATCCGTGCTCTCGGTCAGCGGGGACGAGGCAATGCTCAGGTCCGAGATGATCGGGAACACAACGGACGAACCGGGCATCGACTGGTTCGTGGGCTTGATGTCAGCCACGTTGTCGAAGTACAGCTCAGGACGGAGGGCGAATCGAGCCATCCGGTCGTACGCCTGCTGCGCAAGACCAATGGAAGTCGTAGTTGCACCCGTGGTAGTCATGGGTGGCGTGTAAGCCATTGGGGGACTCTCCTATGAGTCTAGGATTCCCCGGTTAGTTGCTTGTCGGGAAAACGCCACTCTCGGCGCCCGTGGAGCGAATGATCTCCATGATCTCGTCTGCACTACCGGCACCCTCCATCGCTGCAAGAAACTCCTGCATGGGGCTGGGGCCAGAGTTGCTGGTTCCCGTTGCACCTGCGATGCTGCGGTGACGCTCAAGCTCCTCACGAACCGGGTCAATGCGCTCCTGGTCGCTGGCATTGCTTCCGAAGATTCCGTACTCCTCGGCGGTCTTGCGGATCGCCTCGGGGTCGGTGTCCCCATCGTATGCCTTGCGAAGAAGTGCTCCAACGCCAGTCTCAGGAATCCCTGCCTTGGTGAAAGCCAACTCACGCTTGAGCTGCATCACCTCGTGCTTGGCATCCTCGGCCTCTCGTGCTCGCTCCTTCGACTTGCGAAGTTCGGCCCGAATGTTGGGGTCAAGGCTACCGGAATCCTGATCGTCGTAGAACTCGTCAGACTCACTCATGTTGATCTCTCCATCCCTTACGCATACTCACCGGAGGAAGTGAATACGGATAGTTGGGTAAGTTGGCATCTACACAATGGGGTTGCCGAGTCCCATCGGGCAGCGGCCTTAGCTCACGGACCAGTCCGGCCAAAGCTCCACTAGACGTAAGTGTATCAGAAAACGCTACAGCGTGTGTCTACTTGCCGGTGCCTTCGCTGCTGGCAGAACCGATACCGAGTCCACCCGAGGCGTTCTGTGCGTAGCCACCACCACCCTGCAAGCCTGCGGTGCGTGCCTGAGAAGCCAGCTCGATTGCACGCTGAGCCTCAGCCTGTGAGCCGACACCCGGCTCCTTCAAGCCTGCGAACGTGCCGGCAAGGATCTGCTGCTGCGAGACCGTAGCCTGACCACGCTGACCGATCTGCGCCTGCTCCAACGGCTGTTCACCTGCGGCCTTGGCAAAGCCCGTCTTGTAGGTGTCCATGCCATACCCACCAGAGGTCATCTGCTTGGACAACTGCTCGGCAGTCTTTTGATCAAGACCATTGAACTTGGCGTTGTGCGCCTCGGTGTTGATCATGGCAGCCTGGACTTCCTTGACGATCTGCTGCTGTCCATGCTTGGGCGACACCATGTAGGCGAGGAGGTGTCCGGGCTTCACGCCGTACCAATCCTGCAACGTCTTTTTGATGTACGGGTCGGCGTTCTTGACCATCTCGTAGCCCTTCTGCAAACGAGCGGCAAGGTTGCCCTGGTACACACCGTTGGAAATCAGCTTCCCCATCTCCTCGGGGGTCAGCATCTTGGTAGGGATGCCCGAGTTGGCAAACTGGTCCTGAATGTCCATCTTGTGATTGAGGTACTGGTTCTCCGTCATGTTGAGACCCTTGTTATTGATCTCATCCATACCGGGGAACACAGCCTTGTACTCAGGGGTTTGTCGAATCTGCTGCATGACAAGGCCGGCATTGAGGTGGTAGCCGGGGTCGGAGATCATCTGCCACGCTTGATCGGAAAGAGATTCAAGCCCCCATGCGCTCAAGTTGGAAAGCACCTGCGAGTAAGCAGACAACTCCGCACTAGCAGTCATGTCCTGCGCACCGGGACCGGAACTGCCAAAAACAATAGTCGGGTTGGAAGATGGGCCCGATGCTGAGTTACTAGGACTACTTCTAGTACCGGTGGCTAGGTCATATCCGCCTTGCGTCGGGTACAGCGTGAACAGGCTTGTCTTGGCACCACCCGCAGCAGCGTATGCTTTGCGGATTACGTCAATCTCTTGACCAACATTGCCAGACGGAGATTGATTGGTAAGCCAGTTGTAAGCAGCAGCAAGGTCTCCTGGGTGCCGAGCAAGATTGCCAAGAAAGACATCAAGTGAATCGGCATCGTAGAACGTGCCACCGTTGTAAATCTTCCCTTCCGGCGCACCGGACAGACTGTAGACAGCGGTGCTTCCACCCCCACCAAGCAAAGATGGCGGAGGAGGCGGCGGCGCTCCACCGCCTGATTTCTTGTTAGTTGCAGTCATTACTGCTGACCCCCTGGCGAACTGAACGCCTGGTTGATGATCTGGTTGAACTGAGCTGCACGCTCATGCGCCTGTGGTGACTTGTCCCAGCCGTGGCCGGGGTGAGTCATCAGATGCTTCCTCCACTCATCAAGCGTCATGGGGATGGGTCGATTGGTCTTGGGGTCAATACCGCCCTGTAGTGCAGCACCCCACTTAGGGTCAGACCAGTTCGGCTCCGACATCACGGGACCGAGAACCTGCTGCGCCACCTGAATGTACGGGTCAAGAAGGATGCGGGTCGGGATGCCTGCTGCGATCTGTGCAGCAAAGTTCGGGTACATGCCCTGAGCAACTTGCTCGGCGTACTTCTTGAACTCCTCGGGACCAGCCTTGGCCCACGACTTGATTGCCTGATCCGAAAGGGGAATCACATAGTCATCGGCAATCTTCTCAATCTCACCCTCAGCGCCTTTGTGAGTTGGTGCCTTGGTGGGATCGGTTGGGATGTCGGGGATGCCGGGAGCACCCTCAGTCGGGGCAGACGAATCCATGCCCTCAGTCGGGGCGGGCGAATCCATCCCCTCAAGAGGGGTGTCGGGAAGCGCCGGAGGTGTAGGAGTATCAGCCATACCTATCCAAGATTGTAGAACAGGGAGAGGATGCCCTGCTTGAGTCGGGGGTCATAAGC